GGTTCTGGTTTAAAACCTGTTCCATCTGGCAATAAAGGTTTATCAAAATTACCTACACCTGTAAGAAACAAAATGGGTTATATGAAAAAGGGTGGTATGGTAAAAAAAAGAGCTAAATCTAAATCCAAAAAATCTCGTGGAACTGGTGCGGCTATCAAGGGGACTAAGTTTAAAGGAATATTCTAAAAATGGCACGAACACCACTTGAGCCTGTAAATCCTTTAGTAGAGGAAGAAATAACTATTGTTGCAGAGGGTGAACCTCTGGAAGAACCAGTTACGTTTACAGATAATATAGCAGAAAGTTTAGATGATGATACACTAGGTGAAATATCTAGTGAGTTGCTTGATGCTTTCGAAGCGGATGTTCAAAGTAGAAAAGAATACGAGGAAACCATTAAAAAAGGAATGGATTTACTTGGTCTTAAAATAGAAGAAACAACTAAACCTTTTCCGGGTGCGTGTTCAGCACATCACCCTATGATGATTGAGGGTGCAGTACAATTTCAATCACAAGCAATAAAAGAATTATTTCCTTCTGGTGGCCCAGTTAAAACACAAATTATTGGCGAACACAATAATGATACAATTAAACAAGCTAACAGAGTTAAAGAATTTTTAAATTATCAACTTACAGAGTCAATGGAGGAATACTTTGATGACTTTGACCAAATGCTTTTTTATTTACCTATAGTAGGTAGTTGTTTTAAAAAAGTATATTATGATGAATCACTTAAAAGACCTGTATCAAAATTTATTCCTATAACAGATTTTGTAGTATCTTATAATACAACAGACCTTAGAACGTCTGGTAGATATACACACATCCTACGCATGACACAAAATGAATTGCGAAAAAAACAAGTAAACGGTTTTTACATGGATGTAGAAATGGAAATGAATCCAGATGAGAATGACTCCAATGATATTACACAAAAAATACAAGACATAGAAGGTTTAAGTCCTTCAAAGAATTATCAAAAGGATGGTAGATTTACTATTCTTGAAATGCACGTTGATTTAGAAATTCCGGGTTATGAAAAAGAATATGCTTGTCCTTACATTGTAACTTTATGTAAAGAAACAACACAAATTTTATCTATTCGTCAAAACTTTGTTGACGATGACCCAGATTTTAAACGCATACAACACTTTGTACACTACAAGTTTTTGCCGGGATTTGGATTTTATGGTTTAGGCTATGTTCATTTACTAGGCAATCTACAAAAATCAGTAACAACCATTCTTCGCTCCTTGGTTGATGCAGGACAGTTCTCCAATCTGCCCGGTGGCTTTAAAGCTAGAGGCATGAGGGTAGAGGGAGAGCAACCTGTTGGTTTTGGTGAATTTAGAGATGTTGAGGGATACGGTGAAGATATACGTAAATCTATTGTTCCTTTACCATTTAAAGAGCCATCACAAACGTTATTTGCCTTATTGGGTTCAATGACACAAGAAGGAAGAAGATTAGCGGCTATTACAGACCTACAAACAGGTGATATGAACTCACAAGCACCTGTTGGAACAACTATTGCGTTGTTAGAACAAGGTATTAAGGTAATGTCCTCTATTCACAAGAGACTACATAAAGCACAAAGAGAAGAATTTAAAATAATTACACGAGTGAATAAGGATTTCCTCCCAGATTACTATCCTTATCGGGTCGAAGGAGACAGTAAGTATGTCTTCAGTAAAGATTTTGACGATAGAGTTGACATTTTACCTGTCTCTGACCCAAATATCTTCTCAACTGCACAACGTGTACTATTAGCACAGACACAATTGCAAGCGGCTTCGGCGGCACCACAGATACACGACATGAAAGAGGCATATAAAAGGTTGTATGAGGCTCTAGATGTTAAAAACATTGATGAAATGTTATTACCAGAAATAGGTGCAAAGCGAAAAGACCCTGCAACAGAGAATTATGCAATGATGCATGGTAGACCAGTTAAGGCATATGCCGTTCAAGACCATGATGCACACATAGCTGTACATCAATCGTTAATGAATGACCCCACAATGATGCCACAATCACCACAAGTGGCACAACTTATAGCGGGTACAATAGCATCACACATACAAGAGCACCAAGCTCACAAATACAGAGCCTTAATTGCGGCACAAAGTGGTATGGAACTACCACCTGCACCGGAATACGACAAAGCTAATCCGGGCAAGGATGACGAGTACGAAGAAATACCAGAGGATGTAGAAAATCAAATAGCTTCAATGCAGGCACAAGCGGCTGTACAAATGGCACAACAAAACCAAGCTATGTTACAGGCACAACAGCAACAAGCACAACAGCAAGACCCTCGTGTTCAAATTGCAATGCAAGATTTAGCAATTAAGAAACAAGAAGCAGACAGAAAATCAATGGATACGCAACAGCGAGCTCAAGACCGCCAAAGAGAGATGGCAATGAAAGAACAAAAAGAAGCGGCTGATGCACAAATTGATATTGCAAAACTAGAATTAGATAAAGCAAAAGCAGAATCTGATATTGCTGTTGACCAACAACAAATAGAATCAAATGAAAGAAGAGATGCGTTACGCTCTAGAGCAAACAAATCTCTAGCAAGAGAAAAAACAATGAGTGAAATAGCTAAAGAGCAAATGAAAAAAGGAAAAGAATAATGGTTTTTCCACTTTTACCACTTGTACCCGCAGGCATAGCCGCATTTGGTGCAGGAGCAAGATTTTTAAATACACCTACAGGTCAAAGAATTATTCGACCCGGAATGAATATGCTCAACAGAGGAATAACTGGTTTACAAAATTATTTACAACCCGCAGGTCAAATGTTGACTCAAGGAGGTATACAAAGACCCATAACATTAGGGTCAAGCATACCATTAGCTATGAATGAACTTGCAACTGCGGGAACAAATATAATAAACCCTAATGTTGCACAAGCCGCAGAGATTGATGAATCTATGCCTCCAAGTAATTGGATGGATGAGTTAATTGAAGAAGAAATAGAAAAAGAAATAAAAAAGAAAGAACAGAAAAAAGAAACTAAAAAAGAAGACAAAAAAGAAGACAAATCAGAAAAAATTAAAACAAAAGATGAATCAAAAGAAAATTTTGATTTTAAAAAAGGTGGATACGTTAAAAAACAACGTAAACGAAAACATTACAAAGCAAGTGGTTTTGTAAAAATGAAAAAAAAGAAAAAAGGAAAATATATAAAGGAGTAAATATGTTAAGTTTTTTATCAAAATTATTATTAAGTGCAGGTTCTAAACTAGCACCAAAAACAGCAAAAACGATGTTAGAAAAAGTAGGTATTAAAACTACGGGTGAAGCATCAAAAATGAGTAAGAAAGAATTATTAAAAAAATTAGGCCTTAAAGATAAATCTTTAGTTGGTTCAGCAGTTAAAACTGGTGCGGCTGTAGGTGCAGGTGCATACGGTAAAGGTGTATACGATAGACTAAAAGATGGCGGTATGGTTAAAATGAAAAGAGGCGGTTCCGTTAAAAAAAGAGCAAAGTCTTCATCTAAAAAATCTAGAGGAACAGGAGCGGCAATTAAAGGGACAAAATTTAAAGGTGTATTTTAGTGGTTACACAAGCTGAAAGATTAGAAAGTATAAATAGAATTAATATTTTAGAGCGTGGAGAAGAAGCTGTTGCTAGAGGTGATATAACACAAAAACAATTTGATGAATCACTAAGGATTTTTAATGAAACAAAATCTATGGATGCGGCTAATGAATATTTAAGAAAACAAAGAAAAGCTGTAACTGATAAAGATGCCGCTATAATGAAATCTGAAAAAGCAAGACGTGCTAGAGCAAAAAATAAAGCTAAACCTATGGGTAAAAAAAAAGGTGGACACATTATTGCTCCGAAGAGTGGTTCTGCACATTACAAATCAAAGAAAAGTGCTAAATCTATTGCAAAAAAATATTTTAAGGGTACATATTAATTTGTGGATACAGCTAAATTTATTAAACACGTTTCAATAAAAGTTGATAAAGAAATTACCGACCGCAAGGAAGCCTTTGCAATGGGTAAAATAGAGGATAATAATTTTAAAAAAGTTGTAGGAGAATTAAGAGGTTTGCAAATCGCAAGAGATTTGATAAGAGATTCATCACAATATATTGAGGTAGATGATGAGTAATACAACTTTTAAATTAGAGGAAGTACAATTAAAAAACGACAAATACCCAAAACCAACGGGACATCGAATATTAATTAAAACATTAGATGTATCGAACAAAACAAATATGGGTATATATTTACCAAGCAAGTCTGTAGAAGACCACAGAGCTATTGCTTCAATAGGAAAAGTTATTGAAGTGGGTAAGGATGCATACAACAGAGATGATATGTCAAAACCTTGGTGTGAAGAAGGCGATTATGTTATGTTTGGTAAATATTCTGGACACAGATTTAAATTCGGTCAAGCGGAATTACGCATAATGAACGATGACGAGATTCTGGGAATAGTCCCAGATATTAATGAGATAAGTTAATTATCTTATAAAATAGTAGCTTTATAGCTATGTAAAAGGCCACGATTACGTGGCTTTTTTTATTCTTAGGAGAAACCTATGCAAATAGTACATAATACTTCGGCTAAAAAGCCGATGCAAGTTGTGGAAGAAGGCAAAGAAGAAAAACTCAAAGAGTTTGATGCAGAAGAAGCATTAGAAAAACTTGAGCAAATCGAAGAGCCTACGGAAACAACAGACGCTGATGGGGATGAGCCTCAAGAAGCGAGTGTTGAAGAAAAGAAAGAAGAAGAGGAAGTAGAAACTAAATCTGAATTGAAAGATGAAGAAGAGGAAGAAACTCCAAAAAAGAAATCTAGACTTCAACGCAGAATAGATGAACTAGTCAAAAAGGCTAGTGCCTATGAGCAAGAAAGAAATCAATATTACGGTAGAGTTCAACAACTCGAAGGTGAGTTAAAAAAGAATAATACTCTTAATAAAGATTATACTAAACTTCAAAAAAATTATTATGATTCTAAATTAGAGTCAGCTAATAAACTTTTGGAGAAAGCACGTTCTGAACATACTTCGGCATATGAATCGGGCGACTCAACAAAAATGTTAGAGGCGGCTGAATCAATAGCAGATGCAAAAGTGGAATTAAAAACACTAGAGCAACAAAAACATTTGTTTGAAGCGGAACCAAAGACAGAAAGTCAGGAACCAAATTATCCAAATGTGCAACAACCTGCTATGCAAAGTGCCCCACAACAAGCTGTTCAACCAGACCCTAGAGCACTTCAATGGGCTCAAAAAAATACATGGTTTGGTGATGATGCGGCTAAAACAGGAGCGGCTTACGCCATAGACGCACAGTTAAAAATGGAAGGATACAATCCTTCGTCTGAGGATTACTACTCAGAACTTGATAAGCGGATAGGAGAGGCTTTTCCTTCGTCAGAAAGTAAAGCTAAACCCAAGCAAGTCGTAGCGAGTGTAACTCGTGCAACATCCGCACCTAATAAAAGGGTTAAATTAACTCAAGGTCAAATCGCAATGGCCAATAAATTAGGTGTGCCACCACAAGAATATGCGAAGTTTGTGAGGAACACAAATGACCAATAAAAATATTAAAACACCGTCTGAAGCGACTGCATCTAGGTCTCATCAGAAACGAAAAGTAACTTATACACCTCCTTCATATCTAGATGCTCCAAAGCCAAAAGATGACGGCATCAAATATCGTTGGCTACGAGTGAGTGCGGGTGGGGAGGATGATGCTCGAAACATATCTAAACGAAAACGTGAAGGATATGAGTTTGTCAAAAAAGAGGAACACCCCGATTATGATGTACCCGTACATGAAAGTGGAAAGTACGCAGGCGTGATTGGTAATGGAGATTTAGTTCTTGCTAAAATACCAGTTGAAATGGCTGAAGCTAAACAGGAATATTTTCGTAATAAAACTGGGAAGCAAACGCAAGCTGTTGAACAAGATGTTTTAAAAGAACAACATCCATCTATGCCAATAACACAAAATCGTAAAAGTTCTGCATCTATCGGTAAAAAGAAAGATTCAGACTAAATTTTTCTGTATGGTTTTTTAACTAACTTAAACAGGAGAAAATATGGCAAACGTAGATGCCGCATTCGGCATGAAACCAGTGAAACATCTCACAGGCGGAACTATTAGACCCGTTGAATACAAGTTAGCCGCAGAAACATCATCTAATATTTTTACTGGTGATTGCGTAAAATTACTAAGCACCGGCTATATTGATGTAGCGGCCGCAGGAAACCGATTACTCGGTGTCTTTGCAGGTTGTAAATTTACAGATGCGACTGGGGCAGTAGTATTCAAGAGATATTGGCCTACTGGACAAACTACACAAGCAAGTGCAGATTGCACTGCTTACGTTTATGACGACCCTAACATTGTTTATGCTGTTCAATCAGCAGGCAGTGCTGACTTTGCAGATATTGGTAATAATGCTGATATCGTTGTTGGCTCTGGTAGCACAACTACTGGACAATCAAAGGTTGAAGTGAGCGGAACTACAGGAACAGGTACAGCAAACTTGCGTATCCATGGACTGTATAACACACCAAAAAATGCTTATGGAACTAACGGTATTTTAATGTGTACAAGTTATGAACATGAATTGAACCAACACATTGATGCTGATGGTACACCGGGCGTATAAGGAATAGGAGAATAATATGCCGATTAATAGAGCTCAACTCGTTAAAGAGTTGGAACCGGGACTCCACGCCTTATTTGGTTTGGAGTACAAAAGATGGGAACGAGAGCACGCTGAAATATTCGCAGAGGAAAACTCAGACAGAGCATTTGAAGAAGAAACTCTTCTTACTGGCTTTGGTGCGGCACCAACTAAATCAGAAGGTGCTTCAATTGAGTATGACAATGCGGCTGAACAGTGGACTTCAAGATACGTTCATGAAACTATCGCTTTAGCATTCTCAGTAACTGAGGAAGCTGTAGAGGATAATCTTTATGACACGTTATCAAAAAGATACACTTCAGCACTTGCACGTTCAATGGCTTACACAAAACAAGTTAAAGCCGCAAATGTTCTTAACAATGGATTCAGTTCAAGTTATCCGGGCGGAGATGCGAAAGCATTAATGACTACAGACCACCCTACACTTGAAGCAGGAGACCTTGCTAACGAACCTTCAACAGCTTCGGATTTATCTGAAACTTCATTAGAATCAGCAATCATTTCGATTGGTGGTTTTGTGGATGACAGAAACATCCCTGTTGCGGTTAATGCACGTAAGCTAGTAATACCAAAAGACTTAGCATTCACTGCTCATAGAATTTTGAAAAGTGAATTAAGAGTAGGTACTGCTGATAATGATATCAATGCAGGAAGAGCAATGAATATTCTTCCACAAGGGTATGCAGTTAATCACTATTTAACTGATACTGATGCTTGGTTTATTTTAACAGACCTAGTTAATAGCGGTCTTAAAATGTTCCAAAGAAGAGCATTAAAAACTTCTATGGAACCAGACTTTGAAACAGGAAATATGCGTTTTAAAGCATCTGAAAGATATTCTTTTGGATGGTCTGACTGGAGAGCTATCTTTGGCTCACCGGGAGCGTAATAAAGTACGAATAGGAGGGGGATTTTCCCCCTCTTATCTTATTTCTAGGATTAATTAATTATATCAACTGCCCTAGCAGACGATTGTAGAAGAGATGATATAATTTAACTACAAAGGATTTAACATGGCTAAAACAACTTT